GTCTAGCTTATGCTTTGCACAAGTTGGCTTGGTGAGTTGCGCGCACACTGCGTAGGGAGGGTCTATCGCTTATCCCCAGCGGTTTTGAAGGTCGGCACGCGGAGCAATCCAGTGAAACCTTGTTCTTTGGAACGGAACAAGGCACAGTTAACAGAGAACTGTGTGTAACATCCGACAAAGTGTGATCCTGCTATACGTCACAATGGCAATACACGTAGGAGGGCTCTATGTCTTTCTTTTGTTCATCAATGCATTGTTCAAAGCCATTGGCCCCTTGGGAAATCTCTTGGGGTCTTGCTGGGCCTGCGCTGGAGCTTGGTTTCGTTCTTGCTGCTGCTACTTTGTAGCCTGGTGGCAATTTAAGTACCAGTTGCAGATGCGGAGGTTCCGGTTGAGAGCCAAGAGCTCTAATAGGGCCAGGCGTGTTTTAGAGTGTTTAGATGATTTGAGTCTAGGTAATGACGAGCTTGAGCTCCTCGAGAATAATGACTACGTGAGATGCGCGGTGCTTCTTAGCCGCCGCGCTAGAATCGGTTTGAGATACCCTCGGTATTCCGGCGCAAATGAGAGAATTGCTTGCGACTGGATTGAGCGACACATGCCGGAGCACATGACTCTTGGCGTGCGCCATCGCGTGTTACCACTTGCCGTGAAACTGACTTTCGTGAAGAGCCAGTTTGAGGTTGATGCAGACCAGCAGTTTAGCTGGTTTCGACCAATGGTCGAAAATGCATAGTGGTGCCGCGCGGTGCTTAGTGGAGTGGAAGCTAAGGTAAAACTTAGCCACCGCAACATTAAGGTTGTGTCCCGCCGTGGACTTGTTAAAGCTCGAAGGGGGTTTGGGTATTTCACTGATGTTGTTCAGGACAACATATTCTTTTATAATAACTCTGTTAGTGTTGTGCTGCGTGCTCTTACTGAGCGGATGTACTTTGTCAAGGGTGACGGTGGTTTTGTCCCGTGCCCTAGACCCGTTGTCTCATTTTCCCTGTTGAAGGGTTTCCAAAACCGTGTGCGGAAGTCGCTTTCCTGCCTGCCGCCTGTATGGACACACGATGAGTTTGTCCGTTCATATACAGGTAGTAAGCAGCGTAGGTATGCGTCTGCCGCTTCTGTGCTTGCCAGGCGTGGCATACGCAGATCGGACGGTTACATAAAGACATTCATAAAAGCCGAACTATACAACGGCACATCCAAGGCTGACCCTTGTCCGAGGTTGATTCAGCCACGCGCACCTGAATATAATGTGGAAGTTGGGTGCTATTTGCGTCCTGTTGAGAAGTTAGTTTATAAGGCCATTGATAGAGTGTTTGGACATCATGTTGTGTTAAAATGCGACAACATGTTCAAACGGGCTTCTACTATCATTGGCTATTGGTCCGAATTCAAACGCCCTTGCTATGTCGGGCTTGATGCCTCGCGGTTTGACCAGCATGTCAGCCCTGAGGCGCTCAGGTTCGAGCATGGACTGTATAATGACATATTCCGCGATGATAAGCTTGCCGAGCTCTTAAGCTGGCAAGTGAATCAGCGCGGGTTTGCCAATATGACTGACGGGGATGTGACGTATACGGTGGAAGGGTGTAGGGCGTCAGGTGACATGAACACAGCATTAGGTAATGTTTATTTGATGTGTGCCATCACTCATCACTTTCTGGTGGACCTCCCGTGCAAGTGGAGGTTCATTAATGACGGTGATGATTGTGGCATATTCATTGAAAGTGCTGATGTTCATCATTTAGACGCCCTGCCGGCCCACCACCTGCAGTTTGGATTTGAAATGGAGGTTGAGGAACCTGCATATGAGCCTGAGCAGATTGAGTTCTGCCAGAGCCGACCTATCCAGTTAAACGCCCATGAGTGGATGATGGTTAGAAACATCCACAAAGCCATGAAACATGACTGGCTCTGCATTACTTCCCACGACTGGTGCACCACTGAGGAGATTCTCGTGGCCACTAGTAGGTGCGGGATTGCCCTTTATGGCGACGTACCTGTGTTGGGGGTTATGTATAGAGCGATGGCAAGGTTTCCTTACAAGGAAGCCAAGGTGGGGCGATTGCTTGAGACCAAAGAAGGTTGGCGCCGTGGCTTGACTGGCCACAGGCTGCATCCTATTGATGAGACGCTTGCCCGGGTCTCGGTCTACAAGGCATTTAACATCATGCCTGACGAACAAGTGCATCTGGAGAATACCTACCGGGCATTTGATCCCCAACAACTGATTATCTCACGCATTAAGCAACCGCTATACGCAGCACCGGATACACGGCTACAATATTTGCTAGATTAAACATGGCTAATAAACAGACCAAGACTAGGAACTCTTCAATGAATGTTCCTGATTCCAGGAAACAGGGCCGCATGGTTAATCCATCAGGCCAGTTAAATGTTGGGAAAACCAACAAACCATTAATACAGAACCTCAGCAATGGGGACATCCGTATTAGGAACACCGAGTTGCTCTCGGTGCTCACCACCAATGCGACTGGCCCTGCAGCCTATCGCCAAAACATCCCATTGAATCCTGCCTCCTCAAACCAGTTTGGTTGGTTGGCCCCTATTGCTAAGAACTTCAACAAGTATCGATTTGACAACCTTGTTGTGTCCTTTGTTAGTAGGGTGGCCACCACTAGGGATGGCACCGTGGCACTAGGCGTGTTTTACGACTATGAATCTTCACAGTCTTGGCTCACGAATAGCACCACTATTGGAACTGCCTTGACCAATCTCAGTTATTGTTCTGAGTATGGCAGTGGGGCAATTTATTCGGGAGGTTGTATTGGCGACGTGAAGAGCTCAGATTGGATGGGTGTCAAACCCAAAACTGGACCAGGGTCTAGACGCATGAACTGGTTCACTATTGACCCTGATCCTGCGTCTACACCCACGGAACAGATTTCACGGTTTAACATCTGTGTCCAAAATTTTCTAGGCTTGGTAAATGATTTTGCGCTCAACAACTCCACCACAGGTTATTTGTATGTAACGTATGATATCGTGTTGTCGGAGTGTTCTCCTCCGTTTGTCGGTGTGCCATCGCTGATGAACAAGGTTGAGAGCGCCAGTCCTGGACCGTTTGACCCGGTTCCTTTTCCTCCCACACCTCCCATACCTGATGATGAGGCTGGTGGCGAGGAGGAGCCATAGTTTTACTGATTACACTTGTTAGATGACGACTAGCGTCAATTGTTGTTGGTTGTACAGACATGGTAGGGTACACTGGCCATAAGCAGCTGCTACCGTGGGGACGGTTCACAAGGCAGTCAGCGAGGTTGGCGGAGTACAGGCTGGTTATGCCTTAAGGGGAGACCTTTAAAAATAACCAAGGGTTCCTAGCCGTGGCGCCTCACGGGGGGTACTAGGAACTTGTAAG